TCGATTTGCCGCTTGGTCATCTCGATCTCGCGGAAATTGGTGTCCACCAACTGGTCTGCGCCCTCGTCGAGCCAGCAGTTGCCCAGTGGGTAGGAGCGATATACAACGCCGTTGCCGTCCCACTCGGAGCCAATAACGTCGGTGCCGTAGCTGCCAAGGTCTGTATATGCCTCGCCAACCGCTGTATAGAATCCGCCCTCCGGGCGGTTAAACTGCGAGTAAACGATGTCGGTGACATTGTCCAGCCAAAGCAGAGCCTCATGGTCTAACTGCTCGTCGTCAACTCCCTCGATGCGGACAGAGAACCAACGCTCAACCGGATTGGTCAAGTTGGACTCGATGCCCCCAGCAAAGGTGACGACGGAATCGCGGGCGGTCGAATCGTAAATCTTGTCAGAGCGGTTGATCTGGGCGCGGCCCTTCTCGTTCCGAGTGGAGAAGTCAGCCCCCTCTGGGCGAACGTAGTCCACAATCTTTTGGAACTCGGAGTCTATGGTGTTCCGCGCCGCCTTGAGTTCATCGAGGCGGGACAAAACCTGCTTTGCCTTTTCGTCTGTCATTAACCGCCAAGGATTGATTTCAGGAAGGTGTTTTCAGCGCCAGCACTCGGAGATAACCCGCCAAGGATTGTGGACTTACGTCCTTTTCGCCTGCGTTGGGCTTCTTGCGCACGCACAGTCGCCCCCGCACCTTCGGGTGCAGGCGGCTTGGGTGGAGCCGGTGGCTTCGGGGCACTAGATGTCATCTAGTATGAAGGAATGGACGAAATCCCACATTTGGCAAGCAATTTCTTCAGTGGGTAATATCTCGGATTGCGGCAGCCCCGCAACTCCCGGTCCCATCCTATGAATTCAAGCTCGTAGGGAAGCTGGCGAAGCATGCGCTCCATGTCGCCAACGGCAAGGTAGATATACCAACCCCGCCCTTCGACATCCTTGGCGCAGACGCAGAAGTCTGGGCGAATGTGGACGTAGCAGCCCATCTCGCCCCACTTGCGAACATCATTCCAGAATACCTCTGGAGACGGCCACATTGCGATGGACTGCTCAATGGCGCTCACGCAAGGTAGTCAAAGCTGTCCATAATCGGACTGCCCTTGTAGTTAGTTTTGTTTCTCGTATCAGGCTCCGGCCCAGCAGCCAAAGCAAAGTAGCCGAAGGCGTCAGCCCCGTTACTCGCCCAGTCGTGCTTTGGAACGTTCATGTAGGTGTCATCCTTATCGTTCCACTTCTTGGTATAGCTGCGCAATGCCTCAATGCCAGGACCGCACTTGGTCGCATCAAAGCGGCAGACCGGGATCAGGTTGCGCGCAGCATCAATGCGCTCACGCACTGAGAGGAACGGAATAGGCGTAAACCTGATGCCCATCTTGGCAGCAGTGACAATGCGCGCCTCGGCAGAAGTGATCTCACGCTTCTCAATGTCGTGCGGCGCATAGTGCGCCTCGTAGGTGTAGGGCCGCTCACGCACCAACTTGATGTAGTAGTTCAACGGTTGGTCGCGCTCCTCGATGTAGTCAATAACATGGATTGCCCCCTGCGCCCGCTGAAAAAACCAAATGGCAGTCGCATCATTCGCGCCCAAGTCCCATGAGGTGTAGACCGGCAGTTGCGGCATCCATGGAACATCCGTCACGCGCCCTTGATCCGAAGCCTCCATCATCTGACGACCATAGTATGCCCCGCTCACAGGAGCCTCGGTATCGCAGTAGAACTCGGATCGGATGCGCTCCTCTTCCATGCCATCCATCTTGGCCTGCTCAATAAAGGAATCTGGCACCACCGGATTGCCCGCCTCATCGCGTGTGCCCTGATCTCCGGCAATCAATGTCTCGCGGAACCAATTGTCGTTGTCCTTCGCCATCTCATGCATGTCGTAGGCGTGATTCTTGCCGCGAGGCGTGGTGATGAACAAAGCCCAGCCGCCATTCTCCGCAAGGATAGGCGACAAATACTCCCATGTTTTCTTGGGGATCAAAGCCCACTCAGAGAAAACAATCCCAACGGGATTGCCGCCGACCAGTGAGTCGGAGTCCGCACCAAGCACCTGATACATCGAACCATTCTTGAAGACGTAGGTCATCTCCTGGTCGTTGTACTTCTCTTGAAGGACCGGCTTCTTGGTCTTCGGATCTCGCGGCCCGCCAAGGTAGCTGAGAAATGGGCGCCCCTGCTCCTTCACTTCATGCGTCACAGGGTCTATGATGCCGCCAGTTCGCCCATTCCACGCAATACGCTTGCCCTGCTTGTTCTGCGGAAAGATATGCCAGTAAGCTCCAACCCGCTTGTGCGCCATCACTGAAATTAGGTTCATGGCGAACAAATCCTTACCAGCGCGGCGATGCCAGAAGATTGAGGCGCGCTTGCCCGTCCCAGGCGACATGAAGTAGTTCCAGAGGGGCTTCTGATACTCTCGCGGAGCCCACTGATATGGCAGGGAAAATTCAGGCATGACAGTCAGGAGCTTGGAACATCACGGTAGATGGAGAATTCAAAGTAGTCCCTGATGTATGGCCCTCCCAAATCCAAGACAATTGGGCACCTTTCTTTTGACTCATTGAAATACCAATCACCCTTCCTGATTTCTTCTCCCTCAGACAGCTCGTGATAGCCGCAGGGTTCGTCGCAGTCACACTCCTCACACTCGATCAGTTCGCCAATCATGCCCTCAAGCCGGGACAAAGAGTCCGCAATTCGCTCAACTGCCTTAACAAGCTTCTCGTCAACCTTCTTCATTTCACCTCCCCATCGTTGATGTTCACCGTAATGCCAGTATCCTCCTTCTTGCTCACATCCTGCGCCTTCGGCTTCGGAACCAGATATTCCATCAGCTTCATGTTCGCATCGAGCCTCTTGGAAGGCGAGATGCCCTGAGTCCCGCCCTTTGCCTTGTTCTTTAGGGCGTTAATGACCTCCAAGATCGGGTTATACTGCGTAGCCCTACAAAGCTCCTTGAACACCTCGGCAGCAGCCCCATCAACCTCAAGCTCGTTGAGCATGTCAGTCGCGGCCTCGTTCTGAACCCGCTGCTTATCAGCCCCAGTCCCAGCAGCCTGATTGGCCTTCGCCAAGCGATACAACCTCTCAGCATTCTTCCCCTTGCCCTTGCGGTGCCGGTAGGACACCACAGGCTTGCCGCCCGTGTTCCAAATCACTGCAGCGTGCCAGTTGTTGTGACAACTCACATGACGCCCAGCATGACCAGCGGGCATGTCGCACGCCACGCCATTAGTTGACTTTTCGCCGCACGCACGATCAGCCCCGTGCTCGCAGAAGAAGCATTGATAGTCTTCCTGTTCTTCACTCATATTACTCAGCCATTGCATTAGTCAGTTTAACCCGCAGCCGACCCACCGGAGAGTGGGGAGGCTGGGCGTCAGCCTGGGCAGTCAGCCAATCACGGATGGAACGAGCCTCCGGCCCGTCCATCTCGATAATTACCCTCTCAGTTTTCTCAGACTTAACCTTCATCACTACTCTCCTCCTGCTGCGAAAAGAACTCCTTCACAAAGTTAGCGACATGGGACACAGACTCAAATGCCCATATCCTCATCGGATCATACGCAGTCACAATCCAACCGTTCTCGCAGGGGTGTATTTCAATGTGGGAACTCTTCATCTTGTTCATGGGTGACACGTATCTAACAACAAACCGTCATATCTGTCAAGCAGGGCTTCTACAGCTACAATACAAGGGGAGGTATCACCAGCCTCAAGGACATGGAAAACGCCTCAGAACGCAGATACGGGGCAAACAGAGTAAGATCTGTGATGGAGCGAGAGAGGGGATTGAGAGGTGTTTTAAAAAAGGGGGCACACACATTCTGTTTGCGTAAGGAGGTAAGCGCGCGCGTGGATCACCCCCCCGACCGGGGTGTCCACCTGGTCCCGCAATGCAGAGTAAGAACGGCGGCCTGCCCAATACAGGCTGAAAACAGGCCCGAGCCTATGCTATGCGGCAGCCCGCATGCGTAAACCGTTGTAGCTTCAACGTCCTTCGCACAATATTAATTAGGTTCAAAGGATGGCGTGTAAAACATTGTTAGACGCGATTAACTTTGGACGGGCGGAGGGAGCGGGGAGGGAAAGGCGGAGGCGCGACTAATCAGACACGTAGCGTAATCATTACCATTCTACTTATGTTGCTCGCCATTCATCCCTTTCCGCCATTCATCCCCGCCTGCCCGCCTGCCCTTAATCGCCGGGCTGTTTGCGCTCCAGTCTATGATGCCCATTGCAGGCCCTGGCGGGCGTTGTCCCTCGTCTCAGCACTCCGCGGGACACAATGCGCCGGGCTGGGCGTGCTAGGCTTTGGGCGGCGTTTTGGGCGACGTTTGGCCAGGTGGCAGATTGTGCAAAAAAAATCTGGACATCATCAATAACGAATTGTTAAGGGTCATCGCAATTCATCGCAATGAATGATATGACAACAGCCCCCAACGAAAGGAACCAGACAATGAAAACCATGAAACCTACAGTTTGCGCCTTTTACGAGGCATTGAAGCAATTCAAGACATCAATTGATGACGACGATCGGGCAACTGACGATTTTGACGACAACACGCCGGGAATGTGCGTTACCTTTGCCACAGACGAATCAATGTCTGAATGGGCTTGGCAAACCGGAGACAATTCCTTTGCCGGTGCTTGTTACCACCTTCCACATTGGGTTGTGATTTACCTTTACCGCGATTCCAATTGCATGGAATTGGCAAGGGAAGTCATGGAACAATTGGAATATTGGGCGGAGGCGCAATGAACGACCTATTAAACTACATCCGGCAACACGGCATGGTTTGCGCTGAGCATAACGGGCGCATCCTTGCCTGGTGCGCATACTCCCACGAATACCGCCTGGAATCGATCCAGCCTACGTTGCGCGATGTTCTCAACTGGCTTGGCTATTAACAAAAACCCGCCGGGGATTGCCCGGCACAATGAAGAGAAACGAAATGAAAACACAAACAAAGCTAAACCGGCAAATAAGTCCCACCGATTGCACATCTCTTGAATCGGCGTTTTTTCGTACGTGGGAGGGTGGGATAAAGCATTCGATTGACGTATGGGAAGATGGCTTTGGCCCTCTTTGGCTCATGCGCGACAGTATGGGTATCGTCGGCATCATTCGCGCTCAAACATTGGAAGACGCCTATGCATGCGCAATTGACGAATTGTTGCCGGACGGTGAAATGCCGCCGGAAGAGTTTGCGACGGAGCATGAGCAAGCTTGTTGGGAAGAGGCAAATTCCTGGCGTGGGAACGGGGTGCCCGCGAACAATCGATGCCATTTGCCTGTCGCGGCACACGATATTAACGGGGAAGCTTTGGAAGCTTTGACACCTGCGCTCATGCGTGAATTGGGCATTCGCATTCAGCTCAAACGTTTTTGAACCGGCACAGACAAAAAAATACACGAACACTAAAATGAAAGAGAACGAAATGAAAAACCAATGGATTTGTGAGAAGCTTGCAAAACTTGAAATTGTGCATTGTTGCTCGCGAATGGTTCATGAATTGAATCTGGGAGATACATTCCCGCAGGAATGGCTCCAGGATCTATATTTCCCGCCGCCGCCGGACATTGATGAATGCGAATTGATCGACGACGGAACTCTGGACACAATTGTCCGGTTGAGAGGGGAAGAATTCCGGTATTCGCAAGAAACACGAGAAGACCACATCGATCACAATGGAGATCTGGATTTGGACGGGATTTTCAGGCAAGCCGTCGAAGACTACGAACCGCCCGAAGTTTTGGAACATTGGATCGTCACGCCCTGGCTTGGCAAACAGCTCAAAGAGCGCGGGGAGGCGGTTGGTGAGCTGTTTGACTTCACCATCTGGGGGCGCACTACGTCCGGACAATCGATTGCCTGGGATGGCGTCATCCGTGAGATTGAGATCGGCACGGGGATTCTCGTTGGCCAGAAAAACGAATGGAGTGTGGAATGAAGGTCCGCGAATTAATCTTTGACCTGTTCGGCTTTGCCTGTTCCGCGCTCCTGATTTTGCTGGTCTGGATTGCGACCGTCTGAACTATTACACAAGCCCCGGCTCCGGCCGGGGCTTTTTAATGAAAGGAAACAAGAAAATGAAAAAACAAAACGGCTACATAATACATTCAGATTCCTGGCGCATTGTGATTGCGACCATGTCTTCACAAAATCGTAAAACGGGAAACATGATTCAAACATGGATTCTGAACCGGCGGGAGAATCCCGTTGAATCTCTAGCGAAAGGAACGGATGCTAGAGTTTGCGGCGATTGTCCGTTGCGTGGAAATCGCGGAAAGGAGCGCGGTTGCTACGTAAATGTGGGCCAGGCCCCGCTTGGAATATGGAAATCATGGGAGTCTGGCGGTTACCAGAAAGCTGAATCCGGCGACTATGGCGCCTTGTTTAATGGGCGTGAAATCCGGTTTGGCGCCTATGGTGATCCAGTTCATATCCCGCTTCCCAAGCTTGCCGCAATGGCGGCTAGTTCTGCCGGATTTACCGGTTACACCCATCAATGGCGCAATCCGGTTTTCAAGGGATACCGTCAATATTTAATGGCATCCGTTGAAAACGAGAGGGACGCCAAAACAGCATGGCGGCGGGGATGGCGCACTTTCAGAATCGCGGAAACGGGAGCTGACGGAGAAATCGAATGCCCCAGCGCACGGGGCGTTGAATGCCGGGATTGTAAATTGTGCGCTGGGAATTCCCGTCCGGCGAAATCCATATTCATTCCCGCTCACGGGGTTGGCGCTAACTTCATCCAAAATTGATCATGCAGAACTACGTAGACAACCGGAAATGGACGCGTTTTCTTGGCAAATTGAACGGAAAGCGAATTCACAAATACGCCGTGCGGATCGATTTCAATGAGCGGGCGGCGTTAGGGCTGGACAATTTCCAGGGCAAAACGCAATGGATTTCCGTGACGAGTGATTGTCCCAAAAAGGCGGCACAATGGGTTTTAGACAAGCTGCCAGGGACACCGTGCGTTGAAGTTACAGTTTACGGCCCACGCGGAGGGGAGGCGGCGCGCCGTTTTCAGGGCTGGGATTCGGCGGTATGGTCGGCGATGGTCCAACGTAGGGATTCATGGCAGCCGGGATTCAAGGGGATTTTAGACTAACGTCAAAACGGCCGGGCTTTCGAGCCCGGCCTTTTTGTGCCCTAGAAACGCCTCTCTCGCGTTTTAAGGCTCGCAAGGTGTCAGCATACCAGTCGAAAACTAAAACGCCTTAGAACGCGCCTCCGTTCGTCCGTCCGTCCGTCTCCCTAGGGGCGCGGACGGACGGACAGTCCAATCAGACCTGGCCAGACCTAATCCGGGGTTGGCGCTTTGAAGCTTGCAACCAGTCCATGCTTCAACTCATGACCTGCACCGTAATCCCCTGCTATGTCGGATACCAGCCGGAAGGGCGTAGCCCGGCAAGGCTGGGGTATGTCGCCGGTTTTCATTAATCCGGGGGTTTCGCTTACAGCTTGCTCGCGCCCGCGTTATACTCGGACTAGTACCCGCTGGGATTCAAGCGAATTACAAAGCTCGCTTGGGCTCGCTTCGGGTTTCATTTAACTGCTCATGCGCCAGCCCTCGCCTTCGCTTGCGGGTTTTACGCGCTTTCCGGCCTGCGGCCGACGCGCCCGCGCTTAAGGTTGCTTTGGCTCGGGCTTAAACAGGGGATGAGGGGTACGGGGAGAAGGGTTCTGCGCCTCCCGCTGGTCGGATACTAATTCGGGGGTTGGCGAGTCGTCAAGGACTATTTTGGGGTGATCTGCGATTCTGGCCCAATTTTCGCAATGTTCCTTTTTGACCACCCCTGAAATCTGCTCGGCGGTGTAATCCTGGGGTATGCGGGCGGGTGTCACTTGCTATAACATTTCGTATTGACAGGCGCGTTGCCTGAGCGTAGAAGTTGCCCCAATGAACGACTTCACTTTAACAGTTCTCAGTCAGCTACGCTCTGAGGCGTCTTTTCAATAACTGGAAATGAGAACTGACGAACACCGCCTTCGCAACATCATGCAAGCTGTCTATCTCGCCATGGTCGGGGGAGACTGGTTCACCCTTGAGGAGCTTTCAGAGCGGGTTGGCTATCCTGTTGCAAAACTCTCTGTTCTGCTGCGCTGGATGCAAAAGCCTGAGTATGGGGCGCATAACATAATTTCCCGCACCGGGCATGACCAAGATGGTCCTGTTCGGGAATACAAACTCGTAGAAAGACTGTTCTGATGAGAGTCCTGATTGGATGTGAAACAAGCGGAAAGGTGAGAGACGCATTCCTTGCCCGTGGGCATGAGGCTATGTCCTGTGACCTTCTCCCTACTGACGTTCCCGGTCCTCACTACCAAGGGGATGTCTTTGACGTCATCGACTACCCTTTGGACATTGCTATCTTCCACCCTGAATGCACTCATCTCTCAGTCTCTGGGGCACGGCACTTTGAGGCCAAGAAGGCTGACGGTCGGCAGCAGGCCGCCGTCAGCTTTTTCATGCGCCTTGTGCGGCGTTCTGAGCATATCTCAGGGCGTTGCTTTGAGAATCCGGTCAGCATCATGTCCTCGATGTGGCGCAAGCCCACGCAGATCATCCAACCCTGGATGTTTGGGCATGGCGAGACAAAGGCTACCTGTCTGTGGCTGGAGGGACTGTCTCTGCTAAAGCCCACCAACATCGTGGAAGGGCGGGAGGCGAGGATTCACAAGATGCCTCCGAGTGAGGACAGGTGGAAAAAGAGAAGCGAAACCTATACCGGCATAGCAGATGCCATGGCAGATACTTGGGGCTGAAATGAGAGTTCTTGAGCAATGGAGCAGAAACCTGATATGACACCAGAACAGACAACACACATGCTGGAACTCAATGCAGAGTTCTCCAACCTATTCAAAAACAAATACCGGGCTGGACAGGAAGAGCACGGTGGGGACTTGTGGAAAAAAGACCCGCTCCTAATGTGCATCGCCGCCAAGGAGGAGGTTGCGGACCAGTGGGCTTACATCTCGGTCATCGAGGAGACACTGCGGCGTTGGCACCTGGATCGCATTGAAGCTTTGGCCCTGCTCCGCGGAGTGGACAGGGCTAGTCAAACCCCGGAATGGAGCACAAGCGCAGAAAGGTTATTGAATCGGGCCTCCGGCTACCGGCCCCAAAAAACGAAAACATGAAAACGGCACTCACAATTTTATTCATCACCGCAACGGCTGCGAAGGCAGACCTTCCCGCAGGATTTATCGACGCGCTTCACCGTGTCGAGACAGGTGGTCGCTTGGGCGCGGTCATTGGCGACGGCGGCGCGGCCCGAGGCCCGCTACAAATTCATCGCGGCTATTGGAAGGAAGCGGTCAATTATGACCGATCCCTCGGAGGTTGTTATCAGGACGTAGCCGACCTACTCTACGCGTCCAAGGTCGTTGACGCTTACATGCGGCGATATGCGAAGCGGGCCTACATCGACGGCGACTCAGCGACGATGGCAAGGATTCACAACGGCGGGCCGAGCGGTCACCGCAAGGCGGCGACGTTGCGTTATTTGAAGAAGTTCAAGGCGGCGGGAGGTGGACGATGAATGTCGATCTTACAGGCTACTCTGTGGACGAGGGCGGGGACATCACCTACGAGACCCCTTGCGGATTCCTGATCGACATCGGTTTCGTTGAGATACGCGAAGGCGACCCCGTCGTCACGCTGAATGTCTCGCGGGATATCCCCGTGTCCCAACTCCACAAGATCACTCACCTCGCGGCTAATTGGATGGCGGCGCAGCAGGCGAGCCGCAACTGAGGTCAAGGATGAACTATTACAATGAGAACGACAAACACGCATCAGCTTGGCTTCGGGAGCTTATCCAACGCGGACTCATTCCGCGAGGACACGTTGACGAACGCAGCATTGTCGAAGTTGAACACGGCGACCTTCAGGGCTACACACAATGTCACTTCTTCGCAGGAATCGGCGGGTGGAGCTACGCATTGCAACTCGCAGGATGGCCTGAAGACGAACCCGTGTGGACAGGGTCATGCCCATGCCAACCTTTCAGCGCAGCAGGGAAAGGCAAAGGAACCGACGATGAACGGCACCTATGGCCCGAATTCTTCCGCCTCATCCGCGAGTGTCGCCCTCGCATCGTCTTTGGCGAACAGGTTTCGAGCAAGGCTGGGCGTGGATGGTTCGATGGAGTATCGGCTGACCTGGAAAGTGTGGATTACGCCGCAGCGGCGGCAGATCTGTGCGCTGCGGGCATCCAAAGCCCGCACATCCGACAAAGACTTTATTGGGTGGCCGACGCCGAGAGGCCCGCACGGACACGGCCCAAGCGACGGCGTGACGAGAGGGTTGACCCCGGAAGGAGCGGCTCACTTGGCGGGTTGGGTGACGCCGCCAGCGAGGGATTGGAAGGACACGCCGGGGATGTCGCAGACGGGAACGAACTCGGACGGCTCGACGCGAACTCGCTTGGATCAACTGCCGCGACAAGCCGCCCTTGGGATCGCTACGACACCCTCTGCTGCAAAGACGGGAAATCGAGGCGGGTTGAACCCGGCACATTCCCGCTGGTTGATGGGCTACCCCGTGGAATGGTGCCAAGCTGCGATATCAGCAGGGCGTATGCTCAATCAACAGCGGAGGAGAGGGTGATGCGTTTACGCGGTTACGGAAACGCTATCGTCCCGCCTCTCGCAGCAGAGTTCATAGCCGTGTTCATGGATGAGAGTGAATGACTGCGAGGAATGTGCTTACCTCCGCGCTGAGCGGGCCGGGATGTATTTATCTGACGGGGCTCCGCTTGAAGTTGCTGACCGCGCAGCTCAGCGGGAGCGGTGCAGCAACCACCCTTACACACAGATGGACCTGTTCAACGAACTGGCAGACAGAACGAGAAAGGTTGTGAAATCACCTACCTTTTGCGAACAGAAGCGCCGCGAGGGATACCCTTTGGCGGATCATATTCCCACCCCAGAGAGGCCGCAATGTCCATGATGCTCTCCTCTATCTCAGGAATCTGGTTGGCGCGCTTGAGAATGAATGCGAGAGCAAGCTCGCCCTGGTGCGATAGGTTTGCTGTAATCACATTCTCTTTTGCTTTAACCGCGACATGCCCGTGCAATTCTTCTGGCACCACGTCTGCCACATACGCCTTGAGCGCGTCGAGTTGGTTGGGCTTCTTAAGCGGGGCGAGCAGCCGCCACAGGTCATTCGCACTGCATGGCAGCCGGTCGTTGCAGGCCCTGCTGATGTACGCCTGGGTGACACCGGCAGATTCCGCCAGTTGTGCCTGTGATTTTTTTTCCTCTCTCAGGACTCGCTTCAGGGTTTTTGGAAATTCCATGCTTGCAGATTTGGCTAATATGCAGGGATTGCAAGCACGGTTTCAAACTTTCTCAAGCATTGAGTGTTGACAGAATGTAATATCTGACTAAAATCCACATCACCAAATGAAGAACACATACATCAAAAAGTTGGCCCGCCTCCAGAACGAGATCCGCAAACGCGGACTTTTGAACATCGCCCGCAACCACCTTATGGATGAGAACGAACTGGAGCGCATTATTTCCCAAAACACTGACCGCTGCAAGGCGAAGGAGGTGCAGGCGTGATCTCAGACTTCGACCGAGAGAACGTTGGCCTGATTTTGAGAGGCCATGGCGACTGGTTTGGAGCGAAGCTGCTGCGCCTTTACGCCAAAGCTGACACGCAGAACCGGGACCGCATTGCACAAGGATTCCCCGACTACGCCGAAGCGTACAACGCCTGGTTCAACCGGGACGCTGACGCCCATTGGGATGACCGCCCCGTAAACCCCGACCCTGAAACTTACAAAATTCATGAGTGAATCCCATCTCATTTACACCCTGGTTCCGAAGGTTGCCGCAGCAGTCGGCTCCATCGGGAAGAACAGCCGCAATGAACATTTCCGCTTTAACTACCGGAGCATTGACGACGTTTACGCGGCACTGCACAAGGCCCTCATTGAGCATGAGGTGACCGTCACACCCTTCGTCCAGTCTGCTGAATATGACGGCACTGCGTGCCGCCTGATCGTAGACTACGTCCTGTCCGCCACTGATGGTTCCTCCATCACCTCGCGCATTGCCTCCGAGGCGCAGGACAAGGCTGACAAAGCGACTTCCAAAGCCCTTTCGATGGCTTTCAAGTATTGGGCATTCCAACAATTTTGCATCCCAGTAGAGGGATCGGACGACGGGGATGCCGGTGGACTTGTTCCGGGCGGCGCAAGGAAATCGGCTCCCCGTCAGGCGAGGCGGAACGGAGAAAGCGACGGTAAGGCTGTTCAGGAGCTTGCCAAGCAGCTTGGCCCGAAGTGGGTGCCGGTCGCGGAAAGCTTTTTTGCGGACAAAGGCAAACTGAAGGCTGGTGAAACATTGTCCACACTGGACCCGGATATGGCTGCGGAGTCTGTGAAGCGGTTTGACGACTTCATCAAGGCCCTTGAGAAACACGCAGAAGAGAAAAGCATCATGCCATCCTAACCTTAAACTCCAACACCAAATGAAGACACAAGAATACGACGACACGGGAGTGAGGAATATGTTTTGCGCCATGATCGCGCTCGCATGTCGCGATGCCCGCTCCATGCGCAAGAAAGGCATCATTGGCGCAGACTGGAAGCCGACACACAAGCGCAATTGCGGCAATCGCAAGCTCGCCATTGGCTACTACAAAGAGGCTGCTGTGCAGGAGCTTTGCGAGTTCATGCACGGCGACCTTGATGTCCTGCTCACAGAGGCGGGCTGCGAGTTCACTAGCCGCGATGTGATGGCCGACATAGACGCGGATGTGCGCGGCGAACGGACTAACCGTCACAAGGAATTTGTATGGTTGTTGGAAGGAGAATATTAACATGCATGATGTAATCACAGATTGGGAAAACTGCGATTGGAAGATGAGCACCGGCTACGGTCTCGTCACCTACCTTGAATGGTGTGACCTGGAGATTGAGCGGATCAACGATGCGCGCAATCGCATCGGAACTCCGGGTATGGCGCGACTGGAAGTCAGAAACGATCAATGCAGAATCGTCTTGGACAAATGAAAACACTAATCTTTGACATCGAAACCGGCCCTGCCCCCGAGGAGGAGATCCGAAGCATGATGCCCGCCTTTGACCCTGAGTCGGTCAAGATGGGCAATCTCAAAGACCCGGAGAAGCGGGCTGAGAAGCTGAAGGAGGCGAAGGAGAACTACTACACCGACGCCTACGCCAAGGCCGCGCTCAATGCGTGGTCGGGGCAGGTGTTGGCAATCGGCTACAAGTGGTTTGGCGAGGACAAGGAACCGGAGATTCTGCACGGCGATGAGGCGGCTATCCTCGACGAATTCGCTGGGATTTGCGCTCATATCGCGATGCCTGAAAAGCCGCGATTTTGCGGCTTCAACATCGAGGGCTTCGACCTGCCGTTCCTCGCCCGCCGCTGCATGAAACACGATGTTACGCTTGGCGATGTATTTCGCCCCGAGCACAATCGCTACTACAACAGCAACGTCATCGACCTGATGAAGATTTGGCAGTGCGGTAACCGCCAAGAGTTCATCTCACTGAACAGGCTCGCCAAGTTTCTTGGCTGTGAGCAGAAGGACAATCTGGTTGACGGTAAGAACTTCTACCGGTTCTACGAAGATCCAGAGACGCAGCATATTGCATTGCAGTATCTGCGCCAGGACGTAATTGTAACTGAACAAGTAGCTGAAAAGCTTTTGCCCTACTAACGGGCAGGGTATCGCGACGGCCAGAGACAACTGGCTTGTTACTTCATTCGCCCGCCCCGTAGTCGCATAAAAGCGGGGCACAATTTCAACCCAACAACAAACAGAAAGAGAACCCATGATCATCAGACAGAAAATTGACGTAACCAAAATTGACAAGAACGCCTTGTTCAAGGGGAGTAAAGGAACCTACCTCGACATAACCCTCCTTGAGAACCGGGAAGGTACGGACCAGTATGGAAATGACTTTATGGTCGTACAGGACATCGGCAAGGAGGCGCGAGAGCGCGGCGAACGAGGCCCCATACTCGGGAATGCAAAGTTTGTGAACCGAGACGGGGTGCAGCAGGGCGGCGGTCAGCAGGGCGGGATGCCGCGAGACAACCGCATCGATGACTCGGATGTCCCCGGATGTCCCTTCTAATCTAAACCCATAGCCTGTGCCCACCCCCGATCATGTTTTTGACATTTTCAAGGATTGGCGGGTGGGCACTGAGCTTCCTGCTCTTGACGGCGTATGCCCTGTTTGTGCTGGTCGTTTGGCTCACATGGTTAATCTGCGACACAGCGTTTACACTCAAATGTGTATTAGTCAGGCTGATACATACAGGCCCTGCGGGTGGCATAGGCGAAAGACAATTCAAGTGAAAGGCAAGAAGCGATGAACAACCTCCCGCCAGGGGTCCGCGACTCCGACTACCAAGACCAAGCTGCCTGCATTTCATGCGGCAGCGAGAGCATCGAATTCCTTGGCGAGGAGGAGTATTGGAACCGGGGGCGAACCGAGCTCGTCATCTGCCTCATGTTTCGCTGCGACAAATGCGAGATCGAATGGAGTGAGCCGATATGAGCGGCAAGAGATCACGGGACAAAGGGGCGCGGGGCGAGCGTGAGTTCGCCGAGTTCCTTACAGATCACGGCTTCCCCGCAGAGCGGGGCTGCCAACACGCGGGAGGCTTTGACTCGCCTGATGTCAAATGCACTTTTTTGCCCCACATTCACCATGAGGTGAAGCGGGTTGAGAGGCTTGACCTATGGGGCTCTCTCGATCAGGCGATCAGGGACGCTGGCAGCATGAAGATGCCGGTTGTCCACCACAGACCAAACAGACGCGAATGGATCAGCATTCTCAGGACCGAGGATCTGCTGACTCTGTTCAAAGTCATAGCAGCACTACAGGAAAAAGAACAATGAGCTACGGAATCGTTGACCGCATCAAGCGGGCTGACACGGTGAGCGAAGTCAAGAACTTGCGCCAAGAACTTGAGGGATACGACTACGCCAGCGACAAGACCCGACGCAGGGCGGAACGCTGGGCCACTGCTCGCATCGCACACCTCAAATCCAAGGTAGGGTGAACCACCCCATAGAAGCAGAGGAGGGCATCCTCGCCTGCTGCTTGATCGATGAGAACAACATCGATGTCGTCGCGCAATCGCTGGAATCTGACGCCTTGTCCGATATTCGCATCGCCGCCCTGTGGCGGCTGATGCTTGAAATGCGAAACGATGGCAAGCCAGTTGACAGCATCACCCTGATCTCCCGTGTCCGCGAGGCGAACCTGGAGCATGAGTGCGGCGGCATTTATTACATCGGTGAGCTTGAGCAGAAGGTGCCCTCGGCGATAAACCTCCCCTATTACATTGATGTGGTTAAGGAGGCGTACGCCCACAGGCACGGCCTTGAGGCCCTCTCTGAGGCGTCTTTGGGGCTATCGGGTGATCTCACGGCGGAACAGGTGTTCGCACGCTTAGAAACGACCACAGAGAGCCTAAAGGAGAAGCACACGCGAGGGCGAAAAAGGACTCGTGTTGACGCCCTCCAGCAGATCATCGAAGAATGCCAGGAGGCGCACGACGGGAAGGTGCCTGCCATCAAGACTCACTTCCGAAATCTTGATGGCGCCCTTGGAGGCGGGCTCTGGCCCGCCGAACTGATAGTCGTTGGGGCAAGGCCATCTATGGGTAAGTCAACACTCGCCAAAGATATTGCCTTGAACATGGGGCTGAACGCAGATCCCGTCACGGTGTTCAGCCTTGAGGATATTGACACAATCTTTTACAGGCGTGCGCTGGCATCTCACGCGAAAGTGCCATTCAACCTTATCAGGAGCGGATTCAAAGACGACAACGGGAAATACCACGATAGGGCGCACGCCAAGGTCTTGTCCTCAATGGAGCGAATAAGAGATTGTTCGCTTGAAGTTGACGATGAGTCTCCCCTGACAATTTCGCAGCTTGTGTCAAAAATGAATGAGCATAAACGCAAGCATGGGACTAAGGCGTTTTTTGTGGACTACCTTCAATACTTATCTCCAGACATATCCAAGGACAAGCGCGACCAAGAGGTGGCTCAAATTTCAAAGGCCCTGAAGTCCGCAGCAAAGCGGCTCAATGTTCCGATTGTTGCCCTGGCCCAACTTAACCGCGACACTGACAACCTGAAGCCTGGGGTTCACCCGATTGAAAAGAACCTTGGAGAGTCAGCCGCGATTGAGCGCGATGCAGACGTTATCCTCATGCTGCACAAAGACCATGACTTCAGTGAAGAAGACACCGAGATATGGAAAATCAACTGCCATGTTCTAAAGCAACGCAACGGCCCGAAGCACGTAAACGTGCCGCTTCTGATGCACAGGAGCACAGTTCACTTTGAAGAGAGAACTCGAAACGATGACTTGGACTGGATCGGGAAGTGACTACTCGTGCCCCAATGTCTGGCGGCGGGATTCTTCTTTTTGAAACTATGAAAATGAAAACAAGACAAACTAAGTGGACCGTCTACCCAGAAGGCGATGAGAACAAACTATACTCAGAGCACGCGACTTACATAGAGATCGTCGATGAATCGGGGGGCGAATTTGTAGAAGTCACGCAAAGTGGCAAAACAGTTCAAATCAACCCCGAGGAATGGCCCGAAATCTGGAACACAATCGGAATCGCAATCAAACAGATCATCGAAAATGAAGACTAAAACTAAAAAAGCTCGCAGGGACGGCTTTCATGGTTTCTTTCTGGTCATGCGGAAGGACTGACATAGGCTCTGCTCCATGATCCTAATGTGAGTCTCACTCAAGCCCATATCGTAAACGAAGTTGATAACCTCCACAATTTCGTGGACCAATGCCCGCGCCTGCTGCTGTCTGGTCGCCCTGGAGTTGATCCATATTTCGGGCTCGGGAGAGTCGAAGGCGAAGCCGTAGACACTGTATGCCTCAAGGTTGGCGGCATACACCGGAACCGCGTGCGAGCCCACCTGCACATGACAACGCAGCTTGGCGTCTGTCAGGTTGTGCAGTGCGGAACGTTTCACTTTATAGTGTAGTGTGGGACCGGACGAGAAACACCTTTGACGAAGTGCTTCTCAAGCTTTCCGTCATCAAACATTCGCCTGACGCGGCGAGACGCAGCCTCGGGGCTGATGCCCCACTTCTCCGCAAGCTGGCGAATGTTAAAACTGTTTGGGGGACGCTCTTTCAATACATCATAGTGATTGTATTCGTCCAGTAAGTCTATCCAATTGGGTTTCTTTGTTTTCATTTTAGTCTTAGTGGTTTCGTGTAGAGGCACCATTCATCGTTGATGCGCTCTGCAAGGTTGACAGAAAATTCCCCTGTCTTTTCATTCACCTCACCGTAGGCGAAGCCGTTGTTCTGTCGCATGGTTAATGGCTGCCTCGCGTTGTAAGGCATGTCCACCTGACATAGCGCGCCAGATGACCACCCCACCCGACGATCAATGCCAGGAGCGGACCACATATCAACGGAGTGAATGTGTCCATGGAGCGTTGAGCACCCATAGTCCATGCAGGTCAGTTTGCAGGCAGTTTGCCCAGATCGGAAACCGTGAAGGACGCGCAGGTGTCCCATCTTGTAAACCCCTTTCTTCTTGTGATAGGGGCGCATGTCGCATTTAATCTTGCGCATCAGGGCCTCGACCTCCAGTGCTCCCGACATGCAGTAGTCGGCAATCATGGCGTCTCCCTGTGTGCGAGCAGCCATCTCCCATAACCTCTCGTCGTGGTTGCCGCGAAGGAAGACGTGAGGCTTGAATCGGGTCAGGAATTCAAGTCCAGCCTGATAGTCTGCTGTGACAGAGTCTGCCCGCTCCTCCGGGGATGCTCCATTGCGAATGCACCTGAAGTCCCATAAGTCCCCGCCAAGAATCCTGATGTGCGGCTTCCAGTGTTTTTCTGTGAACTCATGGAAGACACGAACCGCTTCACGGTCCTGCATGTCACCATGAACGTCAAAGGCCGCTATCCAGCGTTTACAACTCATGTCGAGTAGAGGAACAGGATTATTACATTTTTTCAATCGCTACTTGCCTGCCCAAAATGCGGAGTCGCCATGGTAGTGGACTGCCAAGTAGTAGGTTTGCGCTCGCCACCCCCGAAGCCAGCGAAGCAGGCGCCTGATGTTTGTGAAGCGCAGCAGCCACCCGCTGTTGGAGTAGGCGTGATCGATCAGCTTCTGAAGGTTCCTGCGGAACCTGTCGTCCGCGATGTCCTTCATCTGCGCTGATATACCGCGCTGATAGTCCCAGTCATGCACGTTGCAAGCCCTGGTGATAGACAATCCCCAGATGGTGTCTGGAACATCGATGCCGTCACGCGCCCCGCAACCGTTGCATGTGGCGTCGATCAAATCCTGTGAGGCGTCCCTGAATGACTGGTCGCATTCAAGGAACGGAGCCCGCTTTGTGTATGCGTCAGCCATTGCACTTGGATGCCACTTCCACGCGCAGGTTGTTAATCTGCGCGTCCTGGGCATGGTCTTGGTCGTAGAGCACTTTGATGTGCTCGTCCTGCCGCCGCATGAAATCGGTAATGGCAGCGTTGAGACTGTTCACTGTCTGCTCAACCCTCACGGCTGAAACGGCATCTGCCTTGGTGTTAAGCTTGTCTTCCATGCTCTTAAACGCCTCGTCAATACGCTTGTCAACCTCGGCAATTATCGACTGCTCAAAGCTGCGCACCCGCGCAACAGCCCCAAACACGATGCCACCTATGACAACGAGCGCACTCAGCACTGCCCCAATGGTTGTATTGTCTTCCATATTTCATGTCAGACGGCTGACGTATTGCCGTTCCGCGCCACCCCCCCAAAAAGCGATTTGTGCTCTGCGCTGTTTCTCTCAGGCCGGGATCAAGGGGATTTTATACCCCGGCAGCGACTGGCGTTAAATTGGCTATGGCTTCACGACGGCTTCTGCCGCCTCACCGATCACTTCTCCGAGTGCGCCACCTCCAGCCTTGAGGCCGTCTGCGTCCACACCCTTCTTTTCACTCTCGACACCAAACTTCACAGAGTGAAACAGATTGGTCTTGCCGTTCACAACTGAGCCGTAGTCGTAGGTTCCCTGAAGCCCTGCGTTCTCGCTCTTGCCAAAGAGTTGGTAGGAGCGCGTGCGGTCGCGATGAACAAGGTTCCCGTCTGCGTCGTAGTGATGCGATGTGTGCAGCCTGGAACTGCACCCAACGATGCAGCCAAGGAGGAACAGGGTTGCGACGTAAATCAGGCAGATCAATGCTGCATTTCGGATGTGTTCTTTGATGTAGTTTTTCATGGCAATGGCGAGGCGTTGGGGTCGTATTCGGTCCAACCAGAATCAACGCGATCAGGGCCGGTGACGCTGTAACGCTGTCGCATCCCGTCCGCGGTCCAGTCGAATTCAAAAACGCATAAGAAGGATTGCCCGTCAGGTCCAACGGAAACGTTTACGCTCGCGCTGGTGTGCATTTGCGCGGGAAAAGAAAAGTATTCTTCCCCGGTTTCGTTCTCGTCGGTTGGTGTGTCCGCAATCGAGTCGGGCGCGCTGGTGTTCCCGTTTGTTGGCGGCGTCGTGTGCGTTGCCTTTCGTTGCAGGTAAGTCCCTTTCGCCGTCAATCGCGCAGACTGCGCGGCAAAGATCGCGTCTGCGTATGCGTTGATTGCTGTAAAAGCTGCCGCCCGTGCTTCTTCTTTTGTCATAGTGCTAGAATTGATCGTAAAACGGGTTGGAGGAATCAGCTAGTGCGGTGATCTCGGCGTCGGAAAGGCGACGATTAAAAAGCATCGCTGGTCCAAGAACACCATCCAATGAATGTAGGTTCTCAGGGCCACCTGACACAAATCGTTCACCAATCCCAAAATCACCGGAACCCGTCTGAGGTGTATTTGTAAATGATACAGTTGCCGCCGTGCCGCCGTCAATACTGATGCCGATTTCCTGTGCCGTTGTGTCATGATAACCACAAATGAAATACCAAACCCCAGTCGTTAAAGTGGATGAATTTTCAGCTGTAACCTGATCTGTTGACCCAGCCCCATAGGTCCGCGCAAACTGCGCCTTTGAGTATACGACTAGCAAATTATATTCCCTGTTTGGAGACGATGTCGGATAACCTGTGTAATCATCCTTTGTGACTAGCATTGCGAGATCATATGTTCCAAAAGACTCAAACTTGACCCAGCAGCAAACTGTCATATCACCAGTCGGAGACAAAGATGAGTTGTGAGCGGAACTTAAATATTCATTGTTTGAATGCTCAAAATCTGCCGCATTCGCATAGACCGTTCCGGTTCCCTGCGCCACGGTATTGTTGTCCGTCAGATCGTTCGACCCGAAGGCGTCGTATCGTGTGCCGCTCGCTTCATCCAGCTTCCAGAAAGAAACCAAGTCGGTCGTAGAGACTCCTCTGAACTGCGCCCTGCGATGTGGTAAATATATTTGCATCTTACCAAGCGGATTGTTCTGTGCTGCTTTCCTGATACTGGATCATGCAACCAATCAACTGGGCATCCACTCCAAGCGTGTCGGTCGCAACATCCCGCGTTATCTGTAAGTAAACCGGCTCGCCAGCAGTCGCATCGGCAATGGTCAACGCTGATGTGGCGGAGGTGATGTGCATATCGTTTGCGGTTAAGAGCGTGTCAGTCACGCCCTGCTCCGTGCCAAGGGCTTGGTCGATGGCATCGTTGTCAGCGTAGGATTGACCTGCAATATCCCACTTTGCCGTCCCACTCCCGCTGGCAGCAGTCCAATAGAATTTCACCTTCACCGTCCCGGCATTCCATTGATCACCGAAGTTGACCCAGAACCCAACCCCCTCCTCGGTAGCGGTGTCAAAGTCCATCGTGTCTAACATGACATCGTTCGTCGCCAATTCCGCCGTTCCGGTCGCGGCGCCATTGGTGGTGCGCGGAACCATCGCGCCCGCGCCAATCCAGATAGTTCGATAAACTCCTGTTCGCGTCGTTTTAACATCCGCCGCCACAATCGATGCATCCACAGCATCACCGTTTGCGTCCCATTGCACCAGGTTACCGTTCGTTCCCGCTGTGCCTGTCACCAAGGTTCCATCAATTCCAGACTTCAGGCCCGCAGTAATCTCAGTAATGGTATCAATTGAATCCGCTCCGAGGCGGTCCGCTGGCAGCGTCCCGCTATTAATCTGGTCTGCGGAAATACTCTTGTTAGTCAACGTTTCCGTGCCGGCCAATGTGGCAAGCGTACCGTCGGATGTCGGTGGTGTCAGTGTTACAGTGGTGCCTGTGCCGATTCCTGAGCATTGAAACGCAAGTTCTTTGGTCGTGTCGCCTTCGTCCTGAATGCGGAAAACGTTGTCGGAAAATTCGTTGCTCTGCCCCCCCGCCGCCGCCCACTTGACGCCGGAGGTCTGCGTGCTGTCGGCGGTAAGCACATACCCGTTGGTTCCCACTGGTAGGTTCACCGACTGGCCGCTGCCCTTGCCTACTGTGATGTCGCCCTTCGCCCCGTTGAAGTTCTCCGAAGCGTTCAGCAGCGACCAGTCACTACCAATCCAGACGAACTCAGCGAAGCCGGAACCATTAAAGACCCACATATCCGTGCCGCCGGACAGTTCCAGCGTCACAGCATAGTGGTTGGAGTTGTTGGTGATGTTGAACGCGATCTGGTCACCGTTAGACCCGCCAGACGGCATGGTAATAACCGTCGCAGCAGAGGGCACAACATTGTGCAATTGGTTGATGTCGCCCGAGACTTGCGTTGTGGTGCCCAAAATAAGGTCGCCAGCGGCGTAGCGGACCGCTCCACCTGTGGTGACCTGAACTTCGCTTCCGCCGTGGGCGTAGAAATACAACTCGCCGTCTGACTTGGCGTAGAGGTGCGAAGTGCCCCCAATGGGAGCGGACGGCGTCGTCGTGTGGTCGAGGATGTGGTGCGACGAGACCTGCGTCGTCGGGCCAGCGATGTTGCCATAGAAAGTAGCGTCCTGCGCACTGTCCAGATGCAGGGCTGCCAACCCTCCGACGTAAAACTCCCACTCGCTGCTGCTTAGGTCAGCGTAGGTGGTGTTGTCCAACGTCGAGCCAAACAGGTTGGCGTAAACGTTGTATTCGCCGTAGTCGAAGTTGTTGGTCACTACCAACTGGCTGGCGTCGATGGTCTTGTTCGTCAGCGTGTCATTAGATGACGCTGTGATGTAAGCGCCCAGATCCGTGATGTCGGATTCCGTATGGGTGTGGGAAGCCGCAGCAATCCCAGCCTCGGCCAATGTGTTGTTGATCCAGGCCGAACCATTCCACTTGAGCAGCTCCCCGGACGCAATCGAGGTAATCGTTACATCGGACAGATCGGAGACTGCTCCGTCCAAGTCAGTCAAATCATAGATTGTGCCTGACGCATTCTTGAAGGATGGCTTGCCCAAAGCATCGGCATACCAGACCCCGTATCCGGCTGCCGGGGTCGAAGGGGCGAGTCGGTAGGCCGTCGTCAAAGTATCAGCATCCAATACAGCGTTGCCGCCCAAGTCCAAATCCCCCGTCATGGGAACGGAACCATCAGCCATGAAATCTCCACCGCCTCCACCACCGCTAGGGAGATTGTCGATGTCGAATTTTCGCAACGCACCCCCGGACTCCACGCCCAGCAAGAAGTCGCCAGCGGCCGGGGATGCCTCCTCGGTCAGTCCGGTGACGATGTCCGCAACAATGTCGCCGGAATCAATCGCAAGGGACGTCAACTGTGAGTAGGCAACCGACAACGCCGCCTCGTGTTGAGTGACGCTGGACTCCGAAATGCGGGCGTCAGCGAATGTCCCTGACACCACCTCGCTCGCAGCATGACTGTGAGTGTGCGCCATCAACTGGAGGAGGGACGCTTTCTTGACGGTGTTGTCAGTGACGTCCTCAATCAAAACGAGATCCGAATCTGCCGTGGTTGGGATCGCCCCCGCGCCAGCAAAATCAACCTGGTCGGCAGCAATCGACAACGCAGCCTCATGCTGAGTGACGTTTGACTCCGCAATGCGGGCGTCAGCCATTGTGCCGGAAACGATCTCGCTCGCATCATGGGTATGAGAACTACTGGCGGCGCCAAGCGTGCTTCGCGCCGCCGAGGCAGTCCCGTCGTCAAGCAGTGTCGCCGCGAAGCCGGTCACATACGGAACGGCGCGAGTGTTCACCGAAATAATTCCCAAAGATGCGTGAGAGCGCAGAACCGTCGCCACCGCCTCCACTTGCGCAGAGCCTGTAGGCTTTGTCGATGTTAGGGCTCCAGCAGTCTCACTCACATAAAGGATGTCGCCCTCTGACCAAGAGGATGTGTCAATGTTCTCAACGAGTCCCTTGACGATCACCTCTCCTGTAGCGTTATTCGACAACGCTTCATTCATAATGCCCAATGCGGGCATTGTGGATGCAGACGATGCGTCAGCGAGGGAGACTAAAGTCTTTGACTGCCCGACCGACCACCCCGAGGTGTAAACGACATCGCCAGCACTCAGCGCAGACCCTGACTCGTTGCGCACCTGAATGTGAACAAAGTCTGCATGAACCGTGTTGGTGAAGTCGTCAATCGTCTTGTTGGTCAACGTCTGCGTGTCCGTCGTTCCTACGATAGTTCCACTTGGTGGAGTCGGACCATCCACAAGGTCACCGTTGGCGTCCCACTGAGACAAGTCCCCGCTGGTTCCAGCGGTGCCCGTAATCAGAGTTCCATCGCTGCCCGACTTTAGGCTGCTGGCAATCTCAGTGATGGCGTCAATTGAATCTGCCCCAAGTCGCGCAGGCGGGAGTGTCCCTGATGTAATATCTGTGGCGGCGTGTGTGTGCGAAGCCGGGGCAATCCCTGCCTCGGCCAGCGTGTTGTTCACCCAGCCGCTTCCATCCCAGACAAGGATCTCACCGGAGGCGATGGACGTGAGGGTGACATCGTTAATGTCTGACAGGTCGAGGTCCGAAACATCCGTCACCTTCTCCCAGCCCGTATCAGTCCCGTTGCCCGAAGACTTATGATAGAGAATGCTGTTGGTTGAGTCGTAGCAAAAGTCGCCGCGATCCGCAAAGCCTGTCACTACCGATTCGGGCGTTCCTGCGTTGGACTGAATCGTCGGGTAGTTGTCAATAACGACCATGGCCCTGCGGTCCAGGTCGTCCTCGATGTCCTGCGCATTGAACCGCGCATTGGCAACCCAGTCAGTGGGCTGAGTGTTGGGTGTGACCCTTAGAATCAGAACCGTGTTGCCATCAGTCGGCGCAGTCGTGAACGTCACAGTCCCGCCGCTTTCCTCCCCGGCCCCTGTTACGGTGTAATCGGTGGTGATGGTTTGCAACGTGCCCGCGTCGTAGACCTGTAGGTGTGCGTTCGCCAAGAATTTATGCGGGAACGAGAACTCGGTCGTTGACCCGTTGGCGATGTAACTTGCGTGTCTGTCTGTGTCTGTAAGGCTCATTGCTCTATCCTATTCAGATCCATTTGTCAAAATGGTCAAGAAGTTTCAGTTTTATTCGCTCGGGTTTCCAAACTCCCCAACGACTGGCAAGTCTATAAATTCCTGCCCTGCGTCATCCATTCTTGCTTTGTATCTCTTCTCCCACCCCGGCGAGAAGAACTCATTCATGTTGAACCAGATCAACTGGTCCATCAGTGGCTTGATGTAGAACAGGTTCGCAAATGGAGTGTTGTCCCTGGCGGCCTTGTACAATGAAGCCTGAGCCGCATCGACGTCTCCGTCATGGGCAATCGCCGAAACAGACGACGCTAGCGGGTCCACCAAGCCACCAACTGTTGGGCCAACAAACACGGATGAAGCCTTGCTCAAGTGATTGTCATACTCACGGAACAGGACATCTCCGAAAATGCCTAACCCGCCGCCCCTTGAGGCGGCGTCCAGCCAGGTCTTAACATTCTTTGGGTCTTTAGGCGTCTTGCCGCGCATGATGTCTTTAGCTGCTCCAGACAAGTAACCCGCGACTGTTGTCAGCCCTATCATCATCATCAGGTTATTTCTTGCGCTACCTCCCTTGGCGAGGAATTCTCCTACCCCTGCTGCACCCGACTTCTTGTAGGCGCGCCTGACAATCTTGTTGTAGACCGTGATTGGGTGCGTCTTGAACTGAAGCAGGACTCCAAGCATTCCAGCGAAGTAGTCGTCCGTATGCCTGTATCCCCTCATGATAAGCCGCTCCTCCATGCCTGGAGTCGGGACAGACTGCTCAAGCAGGTTGTCCATGTAGATGCGGGTCTTCAACTCAACATCGTTTGCCACCTTCTGGAGGTTGGCCGGAGTGTTCGTAAGCCCCCTCTCTTTGAGGACTGCTGAGTAGTCGCCGCTTCCAACGGTGTCGGCGGCAACCATCCTCGCCCCATCTTCGTTGATTTGCATTGCCGTGCGACGCATGGCGTCCCACTCAAGTTCCGTGATGCCCGCCTCGACCATGTCAGCCCGCATACCTCCGGGCAGCTTGCTGAAGTCAACCTTTGAGAACTCACCAAGCAGGGCGGCATGGGCGTTGTGCGCCGCTACCCGAATAGTGTCAGTCCACCACCCAAGTAGGTTGATCTTGAAGAAGGCATTGGTTATAGCCTTGAACATCTCATTTGCCCTACCCGCCCCGGTAACAGTAGACCCCCACCGCTCGGCAATTCCCATACTGAATGAGTCAGACATGACGCCATTAACCCGGGCCCAGGCTGCGCCTGAGCCCTTGCCCAATACAGCCTTAAAGGCGGAAGGGACTTCCTTGATGACCCTGACGGCCGCCTCAAGTCCCTTTCCCCACCCGCTGCCATCAGCGGACATGGTTGCCATAAGCTTTGCCGAACTTGTAAACAAGTCAGGCAGGGAGGCTGGAGCCGCCCCACCAAGCTTTGACACGGACTGCAACGTCTTGAGCCCGTTCATGTAGGTGTTAAAAGTGTTGGTTCCTTCGGACGCATTGGCTCCAGTCGCCTCGTTCCATGCTGCCTCGATCTGCCTGCCTTCGCGCCCCTTGAAGGCGTCAAGCTGCCTTGCTGAATCAGGCTTGTCTTTTACGAGAGCCATGAGCCCGCGAAGCCTTCGCTCAAAAGCCTCGCCGGGATTATGAGTGAACTCAGACATCAGTGCGATACTACGCGCCCGCGTCTCGATGTCGGCCATGATTGCCTGGGCCAAGAACTTGTGCCTCCCATACTTCTTGTTGTAGTTGAACCATGAGTCCGCGTCCTTGAAGTGAAGGACACGCTCCGCCCCAAGCTTTTTGGCAAGGCTGCCGTGCTGCCCAGCCTTCGGAAGGATGACACGGTCAACCTTTCCGTCGGCAAACTCGTCAACGCGGACCTTGTCAAAGAAGTTGTTGTAAAAATCCTCGTGGACAGAGTTCAGGAAGGCGTCTTCATCTGCGCCCTTGAAGGTTGCTTCAGAATCAATGCCTTCCAAAATGTCCTTCTTCCACAATCCCTGACTTGCCTCCTTTCCCCCTAGGGACCGGATGACCGTGTGATCGTGCGTCTGCGGCAGGATGTAGTCGGCTCGTATTTTAATGTCTGCCCCGTTCTCGTTCTGCTTGCCGACAAGGTCTCTCATTATGGAGTGAACCTCGGCAGCTATTCTCTTTGCAGCGTTGCTGCCGGATACGCCCGGGTTGCCCTTCTCCCCCATGGAGAGTTGCTGCATCTCGTTGGCTATCTCGCGCTCCAGCCTGTTGCTCTTGAAGTCTGCCCAAAGCCCCTTTTTGTGAAGCCTCGCCTCAAGCCTGCCTTGGTAAGCAGCAGTTAAGGCAACGAAGTGCCCCTCGACAGAGTTCCTGCCTCCCTGAACGTCTGCCTCTGTCCTCCCAAACTTGCCGATGGACGACAATAGGGCGTCAGCCTTGTTCTCAAACCCTTCAGCCCGCCTGAAGAAGTCCCGGTCGGAGGCAATCGCCTTCAACCTGCGGCGTTTGTCGATGACCTTCTTGGCTTCAAGCTTGTCAATGACATCGTTCATTGCCGCCTGAGCAGCTTCCAGCGAGGCAAACTTCGGCTCCACGCCTTCGCGCTTGTGGATCTGAGCTTCAATCTCACGAAGGATTTCCTCGGCCTGCTGCTTGGTGATCTTCTTGTCACCAGAGGCTTTTACGACCCTGTCTATGCAACGGTTTTTTGGCATGTCATCCTTTCCTCATGCAGAGCAATCCTTCCTCGATTGCCTTCGGCTCGTAGTCAAAGGAGTTGTCAAGGTAAGCCTGCTCAGATGCCGTAAGTTCCCCGTCCCGCTTGATGGTCGCCTCAATCTCTGTCGCGTCCTGCTGGTGGAACGTCGTATCCATTCCGCCCTCGCCCGCATCGGACTCCCTCGGGATGGGCTCCTGGCCCGGTTCGCTCTTGGAGAGCCCGCGCTCATCTATGAGTTCACGCAACCTATTCTGGTAGGTGTCCTCAATCAACTGCTGGGTGCGGGCATCATACTCGGTCTGGAGTCTGCGGACCTCAGCCTTGTAACGCTTGAGCCGTTCCTTCTCAACCCGCTTCTTAAATCTGCTTTTCTTGCCAGCATCCTGCCTCTTCAGGTCAGCAATGCGTCTCTTGTATTCCGCCCGCTCAATCCTGTCGGCTTTCGCTTGGATGCCTGCCTCAATCCGTGAGTCAAAGTCCAGACGGTCAGCAGAGATGCGTTGCATCATCTTCTTGGTCCGGTCTGGGAGGAGGTCAACGATTTCGTCAATTGCTTTGAGTTGAGCCGGAGTGAACTTCGGGGAAACCTCCCCAGTCTTGAACAAGCTTGGGATGTTCCTGGATGTCTCGTCAAGCTCAAGGAAAAACATGCGGGCAATGTTGTCGGCTGCCGACACATCTCCGCCCTTGGCTCTCTCCAGCAAAGCCTTGAGTGTTTTTGCCTGCTGCCCTTTGCCTCCGCGCTTTGCCGCAGACTCGCCTATCTGGATTGCCTGCTCCCTGGTGACGCGACCAAGGACGCCAATCGCCTCTACTCGCGCCCTGACCTTGGCTGCAATCTTCGCCTTGCGAGCCTCGACCGCATCCTTGGCTCCAAGGCGGGCTTCGTAAGCTTCCGACCTTAAAATGTCATTATACCAACGCCCTTCACCACCTACCGCAGCATAGATTTCAGCCTCCTGATCATCGACCGCCTTCTTGGCAAGCCTGCGGATCTCGGCCATGTCGCGCATCCTGCGTGCCTCGTCAGCCAGTATCTCCCCGGCGATAACGCCACGGTCAAGTTTGGCGATACCGGCAACGTCAACGTCTACGTCGTTCAGGAACTGGTCATGCGCAACGGCAGCCATCTCCCTCTTGGTGGGGGCCGTCAGCCTCTCAAACACGATGCCAGCTCCACGCAACCCGCCGCCGACTATGGCCGATCCAGCGACACCGATAAGGATGTCGTTGAATCCGTATTCTGCCTGCTGCTGCCTGTTGGCTATGTATATTGGGATTTCCGCAATCAGGCTGCCAACCGAAGCATCGACTGCTCCGCCGACCACCCTGGCGATGACGGACCTACCCTCCTCGAGCGAAAGGCGGTCGCGTTGGGCGATGAGCGGAGAGTTCTTTACTCGGACGACCGGGCGACCAAGTCCCCCGCCCATGCGGATTGTCTTAGCCCCGCGCTTGGTGCGCGAGGCGATGCCTGCCATGCGCCTGTATTTGGCCTGCCCTACGATAGGGACAAAGTTGAGACCAAAGTCTGTGAACGACATCTGGCTCCCGATGACTTGCCCCGCAAAGGCAGCCGACATGCCAGTGAAGCCTTTCGCATTCTGGAGGTAGAACATGCGGGCGTTCTCCAACTCCTTCCGCCTACGCATGAGTTGAGCCTGACCTTCCAAAACCGGCTCATTGAACTCTAGCCCCGGCATACTGTATCTCTCGTTGGCTTCGTCAGGAGAGAGAACATTGCCGCTGGCGACTCCCATCTCAACCATGCGCTGGACTGCGTTCTGCGCTTGGAGGAACTCACGCCCATACCCAACAGCAGCGTTAAACACGCTGGAAAGAGGGAGATCGTTGATCTCCCTTACCTGCCCCACATCCCTGCGGGAGTATGGTTTATAGGTGATCATCAGTAGAACGGGACGTTGTCAACGCCCGGAAGCGGAATTGATGGCCGGCGAATGTTGTCTATATCAGCCTTATGCTTGCCGGTGGTGGGCCAATTGGTCTTCCCTCCGCCAAATGGATTGTCAAAGTCGATGTAAAGCTTCTTACCTTTCTTGTCGCGCAAGTGGAATGAGTCACCGCCACGGAGTTCTTCCAACCGGAGATACACCCCGTGGCCGTCAGACTCCCAGCGGTAGTTTTCGACACCGTTCAGGAATGCCTCAACCGCCTCCATCTGGGAGGTGCCCTTGATGCTTACTGATCCGGCAAGCGTGTCTTCCCTGAGCCTTTGCTCAGGCAGTCCCGGCGCAATCCCTGCCGCGTCCACTACGGAATGGTCAAGGACCGATGTTGCAATGTCGAGGAATTCAATGACGTTGTCGATCTCGTCGTCCGTGCGCTTGCCTTCGGCGTTTCGCTGATCCCTGAACACAAGGATGGGCTCCTGATCATTTGCGTCCACCTCGGCAACGATGGCGTGATCATCGACAAGATACTGGTTAGCCAACTCAACCGCTTCGGAATGGGTGATGCTGGGATTGTTGCTGTTGAGTTGCAGGGCGAAACTTTCCACAAAACTAAGAATCCCGCTTTTCAAGTGCGCGCTACCACCGGCCATTACATGAGCAAAGGCGGCAAGTTCCGGGTCGTTGTCAACTTTCTCCCTCACCTTGGCACGGTCGTTTTGCTCAAATCCCTTTTCATTGCTGATAGCTTCCATGACCGTCTCGCGGATTCCGTGGGAATCCTTGTAGTTGTAAGCCATGAACATTCCCGAAGACATTCCCTCGTCAACCAACTGGTTGAACACACGGGGCCAATACTTGTCTCCGTGCCGGAACTCTATGTTGAGCAACTCGTTCAGTCCGTCCCGTGGTTTCATCGAGTTCAGGGCTGCGATGGACTGCTTGGCCTCGGAGTCAAGGAGCAGCTTGATGTCGTCGTCCGCAACCCCAAGCTCGCGCTGCATGTGAATCAGCCTGCCATCCAGGTCCTGGTAGGTGCTGTGCATCTGCGCGTTGATCGCAGGCTTCGCTTCGTCCGAGGCAACCTTGTATTGCTCCATCAAGCCCTCAAGCTCGATTATCTCAGCACGCAATTCGTCTGCCGTGTCAAAGATGTATCGCAACGGCTCCTTCTGGAACGAGTCTAACAGCCCGACTGCACCAATGCGGCTGTCCTCCACCCCTTGTGCGGCAATCTTGGCAACCTCGTTCTCCTTGTCGAGGGTGTCCCCCGCCTTCTCTACAATCTTGGCGAGTTCTGCCGGGGAGTTTTTTGCCATACGGAGCATGTGCCCCGCAGCCGCATAACGCTCTCGCTCCTTATCATAGGCAGCATACTTGTCCTTGTCCCCGCCAACCATGTCCATTGTGACAACCATCTTGCCTGAAGGCTCACCATCCCATGCCCGCGCAAGGTCGTCCTCGATGTTCTCGGCCAACGCTGCCGCGTCAATCTGGTTGTTTTTCTGAATGCTGCGGCCAATGGCTGCCTCAAGTTCCTCAACCCGGTTTGCGGGGAGATACTTGCTGTCCTTCAGCATATATGACGCCTCCTCGGGGAAGTCCGAGACTGCGGTCATCACAGCGTTATACTCATACTTTTCCATGTTGGAACGCTCGACCTCTGAGCCAAATGTCCGAAGGCTTTCGGCGTATGCTGGCCCAAGCCCGTAGTATGCCTCGCGAAGGGAGTCCAAGTCCTTCGTGATGGCGACTTTTGAGAGAGTTTTCTCGGCTGTCGTAATGATCTCACCGATCTTGCGACCTCTGGCAGCAGAGGCGATGACCGGAATCTTCTGGGCGTAAATCCTGCCCATGTTGACCTTAAAGTCATTCGACATCTCACCAAGGGTGTCGCTGTGCATCTTGACGGTGTTCTCAAACTCGTCAGTGAATTCAGCGACTCCCACATTGGGGTTCTCCGCCATGTAGACGCCCATCTTCTGGGACGCCTCAATCAGGGCCATATTGAATCGGAACTTGTCGTCCTTCTCCTTCTCTTCATCCGACTCAAGCTTGGCTTGGATTGCCTCCTCCCGTGCAAACATGGCAGCTTCGCGCTCCCGCGTCTTACGCGCACCCGCAACCGCAGCCAGCGCACCAGGAACCTGTGACAACCCCTGTGCCGCCCCAGCAAAGCTTGGAGCGAATGACGCTGCTGACGCCCTCGGCCCTGTTGATCCAGCCACCTGAAGCGGGGCTGCTGTGGATGTTCTTACGGGTGGCATATTATGGTGAGGCCCAATATTGTGATTGACTTACTCCGGGAGTTACATATGACCCGCCCGCGCTTGCTGCGCCTCGCGAAGATCCACCACTTCTACGAAAGCTTGGATTTGAAGCGATGCTCAACCCCTGGCTGACGCCGCCGAAAAATGTCCCGGCCGCGTTTAGGTAGGACGATGTCACTGCGTTGCGCCCCATCGCCTCCTGCAATCCAGCCTCGGCCTTGGAACGTCTTGCGCGAAGCTCCCCGCGATAGATGGCGTTCTGACGGTCAAGCTCATCCTGGACCGCAGAGTCAAACATCACATCCTCGGCAGAACCGGACAACTCGATCCCACTAGCCGCGAAGCGTGCCCGCCTAGTGGCGGCACGCAATCTGTTCCGCCGTGACAACTGGCGGGACTCAGACGCGGCCTGCTGCTGCGCCGCGATGGCATCATTGCGCGCAACGGCAGCGTTGAACTCGGCGGCGTCCTTCTGTGCAGCCCCAGACTGCACGGCAGAATAGACTCCAAGCCCGGTTGATACTGTAGAGGCTGCTATCGCCGCTACCCCTAATGCACCTAAAGCTGCCATGTCATCATGTGGTAATCGGTCGCGTCGGGACCGTATTTCTTTAGTGTCGATTCGTAGTCAAAGCCAAGCATCTTCGCCACCCGTTTGGCCTTCTTGTCGCTTGCATTGATTTCGGCGTGGACTCGATGTAGTCGCAGATCCTCGGCTGCATTGTGCAGCATCTCAAAGGCGGCATTCATCAGCGCGTGAGGGTGCTTCTTCGCAGCCGGAAACACTGTTAGCCAAGCAATGCCAACCCCTGTCCATACCTGCGTGATGCCGCCGATAGCCAGCATCGATCCGTTGCGCAGGGCGGCGTGTTTGCCGGGGGGGATGACAACGAGCCTGTCGGCAATCTCCTTCAAGAGCAATCCGCTCCGAAAGCAGTCCCGCACATGCTGAGTTGTCAATGCCTCAAGCGTTATCATTCCGAATTCTCCACCACCAAGACCATCGCAAGTATGTTCAGCGGGTGAGGCTGCTGCTGCTGAATCCAAACCTGACCCTCATAATCTAGGTCGTTGTCCAAATCGTCGTCGCCATAAATGTTAAACTCTTTCCACCCCGTGAAGAGGTTTGGAGCCTGATCCATGTCATCATCTTCTTCCCGGTAGTCGTGCTGAATTAGGTCCGACTCGCTTGCCCCGTAACGATGCCCAAGACTGTTAAGAACGTGTATGTATCCCTTTGGGACTCTCTTCACGCTCCCGCCAGAACTTCCCCAGTCGCCGCGTGGCGCAAGTGGCATACTCTTAACCTTACTGATAAATTGCAAACCTGCAATAACAGTCGTCCCTGTGTCATCCAGCGTGATTGCCCCGGACGACACGGTTTTGTCGCCCACATACTCCCCGTCAACCAAGACCTGCAAGGACTCACCTTCAAGGTGGTTAAGCCCGCGAACCGTAGTGGATGTTGCCGAGCCCGACAGCATGGAGTCCACAAACTTCATCTCGTCCTTGTCAGTGGCGGACGCAGGATTGAAGTCGGGCAGCAACTTCTCAATGTAGCGAACTGTCTTCGTGTTGATGGTGCGCTTCACCACCATCCAAATCTCATCTTCAGTCCCTGCGGACGACGGGATGGACGCGATAGACTCAACTACCCCAGTCCCGCCAATCTTCTGCCTTGACCACGCATAGATATCCTGGTCTGCCTCGTAGGTCAGGGTGATAAGGTCGCCAGTCTCAGTGAGTACCCACACTACGGAATTGGGGTTCTTCTGGTAACGCAGTCTGTTTGCCTGCGTTTGATCGCGAAGAATGTGCTCCGACGTGATGTTTAGGTCACGGCTCACAAAGCTGTCGGCCTCAAACGAGTAGCGCATGTCATGCACCTCACGCCCCGCCCGCTGGATGAACAGCACAGCCGAACCAACGCGCTGGGGCATGTGGCTTGCCAGTGTTCCATTGCTTGTCTGCGTCTTGACATCAACGTTGCTCGGAGTCAGCGGCTCATTGATCGTGCTCGCCGCACGCATCTGATACTCCCCGCTCAGTGTCCCGATCAGAAGGACCGGGCCGCTTTCTACCCACTTGATGGCGTTTACCTGGTTGCTCGCGATTGTGACGGTAATCGCGGAGTCGTCCAACACTGTCCCGTCTGGATCGGTTGGCTGGAAGTTGGCGTAGTCGTCTACTTTGCTACTCCACAGGGTGTCAGGGTTGTCGTTGGTGCTGGCAAACCACAGACGCTGCTGATGAAAAGAAACAACAGAAGGCCAACCAGTGGTGTCAGACCATGCACCAAGCCGCCAAAACACAGTTTCCCCATCGTTGAGAAGCTTGGTGTTGTTTTCTGGATCTTTCGGGATTTCTGTGTCTTCCGAAATTGAAACAGTAACGTGCGTTGAGTCGGTGTATGCAGTGATTTTGCAATCCACCCAATCAATTCCGTATTGCATTCTGACCCAGCGTCCAACGTCTGTGCTGGCGAATGTCCCAGATGACGCAATAAGAGTTGCAGTAATGCTCCTATTGGAAATCGTGCATCGGTCTTCTCCAATAGTGTAGCCAGACGCAAGAGTAATCGCAGTTACTCCGCCTGCCCGCGTTGATGATGAATCGTCTTCTTTTAAAAGGTCAATTCTCCACCACCCTGTTGATGAAGACGAAATATCATTTGCTCTGGCGTGCCGCCCAACGTCATCATAGTCAAAAACGTTAGAGTATGGCGACAACAAACGCGGTCCTCCAACTCCCCCATCATAACCTATGTAATAATAAGTTCCCGCTGGCTGCTCATACACTTTCTGCGGCTCAATTGTTACTTCAGTTCCGCTTGTGTATTCTGTAATTCTTCCGAGTTCCCACACTCCATTTCCGTTAGAATACTCAATATATTTGTCAACGTCCCCAGAGACGAAAATGTCATTGTTGCTAGTAACCGTGGCAGTATCCGACACCTTGCCCACGTCAGCAGTTCCTCCAGAGGTGTATGCGGTATAGCCAGTGGAGTCAATGCCGTCCAGTGAAAACGTGGTGGTTGAGACAACAGTGATCGTATAGCCTGCGTCATTTACCTCTGTCATGCCGCCGACATCGTATAACCTGACGATGTCTCCAGTTTCAAGGCCGTGTGCGGACGAAGTTGTGACAACCGCAGGATTGGCTTGAGTAATCCCGCTCACTGTCAAAAGTGTGGCAAGCCTAAACGACGTGTCCCCAGAGTTAATGCTGAGATACGGCCCCTTTTCGCCATCGAATGTAGACACTGTCCATGTGGTGTCGGCGGTTCGCGTGATCTTCCTCGGCTCGTAATCTGGGTGTGCAACATAGAGAACATCCGCACTCTGAGTGAAATACAGGTCGTCAAGATCGGCAGTCGCCCAAGGGGTTGTGAATTCGTAGACAAGGTCCGCGTCTCCACCAGACGAGTAGGCGGTGTGGCTAGTCGAATCTTCACCAAGAAGCTCAAAGGTGTTAGTCGTTTTGTTAGCAACCTCAAACCTGCGCCCGTTGAGTTCCGTCATCCCGACGATTCCGCTGATTACGACATGGTCCCCGTTGGACAGGCTGTGTCCAGTCGCAGTGACAACAGCAGGATTGGCCTGCGTCACTCCGCTGATGGTTTCATTCGTGGACGTGACAACCCCGCTCTGCTTGTAAACGCGGGCGTAGAGGTTGCCCAACTCAAGGATGTATGCCTGAGTCGTGGAGAACTCAAACTCAACCAATCTCACTTTTGCAGAACTTGAGTTCCAACCGACGATGTCAGTGTCCTTAGTTTCAAGGATCATCTGCGTCCCAGAGCGGCGAAACGCGCCGCCTTGCGGCTTGACGATGAAGTTCTCCAACTTCTCCGCGCCGTTGAAATACTTCTGGATGTCCTCGCGAGCGCGCAGCAGCGGCGAAAGCTCGCCTGCTGTGAAGTTTGTTTGGAGTGTGTGTGAGCGTCCCATTAGGTCAGGCCACGCACTGTGTCAACGCCGCCACTGCGGGCATCTTCCAGCGCAAAGCTGGTTGCGCTTAGTCCGGCAATCTGACCGGAGTCGGCGTGTCTCGCCTTCGCCAGGGCTTTTTCAAAGTCGTTCCAAAGGCGCTCCTTCTCCCTGCGCCCAGTGTTGCCCTGAATCAATGCCATGCACATCCACCAAGCGAGGTAGATTGCAAGTGCGTTCGCCGCCAATGGCGGAATGTCTGACACCGACACATCGTTCTGGATGTAGCGGATGTAGAGGGTGTCAGAGTTGGAAAGTATGGTGCGTCCCTCGATCTTGTAATCGTCGTAGGGCTGCGTGCCCTGCCCCGGAGGAAACACGTAAATCGCATCTGATGGAAATGCGTGCTCGTAGGTGTAATTGTGGTTGGGCGTGTTTGCCGTAGGCGAGGTCGTTGTCCTGGTCGTGGCAAACGTCCACGGGTGCATACACAGGAACGCCTCAAGGCAAACGTCCCAGCCTGCGCGAACAGCGCGGCCAGAGGCAGTCTCAGCCTCGATCCGCGTAATGGTAGGAGCCCCGAGATTCATCAGGGCCAAATTGCTGATCGTGACTTGAGTTGCCATAGAAAAGCCCTGCCGGGGCTGTTATGCCCCGGCAGGGGATTGAGTGTTACGAAATGTCAACGTAACCGTCGATGTCCTTGTCGGAAGCAGGCGCGTTGGTGCTGGCGGTGTCCTCATGGGTCATCGTCAGGTAGCAGTCCTTCACCAACTCGTAGCCGGGATTGTCTTCCTGCAAGACGCCGAACTCAGCTTCGCCAGCGGCCGCAACAGCAACCTGCGCCGTGGTGAAGAAGTCGGGGTCATCGGAATTGGTCCCGTCGTACGTGCCGTCGCCGTCCGCTCCTTCAAGGCCGAAGTCAACGACCTGGTTGGAGCCAATCGCCTCAAAGAACAACTTTCCGCCCCAGATGCGCGTCCCTTTCGGGAGCAGCTTCAAGCGAATGGTGTCGAATTCAGCAATTGCGCCGGTCGGGTCATCGGTCGTGTTGTAGGTCCACGACTCGCGGCGAAGCGCGTCCGCACGATTCCGCTCCTGCGGCCCGTAATTCGGGGCGACAAAAGCGGCCAACTGTTCAGAATTGTAAGTAGCCATCTGTCAGTCCTTTCTCGTTTAGGATTCGGTGCACTGGATTTCCACGACCTTCTCCTCATACATGCGGGTCGCGCCGAAGGTGGCGCGTGCATACACTTGGATGGCGTTGCTCATGTCATTCCGAACGCTGATGTCCGTCTCGATGTCGATGCCGACACCCAAGAGCAGGCCGCTACGCGACCAGGCAATGCAGGAGCGGGTAGAGCCCGAAATGTCAATCAGCTCAGTCCGAATGAACGTGAAGCCGAGGAACGTATTCACTTCGCCCTGAACCAACGCCTTGACGGAGTTGTAGTCAGTGCTAGTGACCTCAGTCGTGCCCAGCAGATCATCGATCTGTTGGGCCGTGCAGGCGATGAAGCGGGGCTCATCACCAACCTCGTTGGAGTCGAGGATCTTTTTTGCCGCCCGAAGCTTTTCAACGGTCATTCCAGCCGAACCGTGCGCGATCTGTTGGGTCGCGGTCGGGAACGTGGTGGAAGTTCCGCCAGTCTCGCCCTCATAGGCCGTTCCGAAAGCAGCCGAGATGACTTGATTGTCCATCTCGCGTCCGAGCGAGTAAATCGCATTCTGGACGTAGGCCGATTCAGGGTTGGCCGTAGCGCGGATGACATCCTGTTTGTCGATCATGTCGGCAAAGTGGAAGTCGCGCATATCAACACGCCGACGAACGTGCGGGGTGTCAATCTGCGGGGTGGGCGCGTGGCGGGAGGTTTTCTCAACAGCGGAAACGCTGTTGACCCGGTCGAAGTAACCATACTTCGCATTTACAGACTCAACACGAACCGCTGGGCGCAATCGGGAGCCCTGCTGTTGCAGGCCGATCTCCAGCATGTCGTGGTAAGACTGCTTAAAGGAGGTGCTAATCTCTGAAGACATTGTAGGTAGCCTTTCTCTTGCAATCGTTTCGGATCGGTTGAGCTACCCACAAATGCGGACTCTCCCATAACAGCTTTTCTCCGCTGCTGGAAGGCGGGGCTTTCCCCGCTGTCACTGGGCTCGACGTGTCAAGTTGTCCAGATATGATGATGCGTAACAAGTATTCAGGAATCGGTCAAGCAACAAAAATGCCCCGCCTCGGTAAAAACAAAGAAAACCCGAGGCGGGGCAAGGGAGAAGGGGCTCCCTAATCCTTGTAGGCGAGGCGATACAGGTTCTCGTTCTCGGCTCGCAACGCCTTTGCCGCAACTTGCTCGTCCTCGCGCAGGTTGTAAAGCGGCGTGGTCAAAAGTCGCACCTTTTCACGGTCTTGTCGATTCTGTTCAAGTTGCAACTTGGCGCGAGCCTGCGGACTCACAGAGGGCGCGCCAGATGAACCTCCAACGACATCCTCCTTGAACTCCTCGCCGACGTTGGCGATGAACTTCACAAGGGCGGGGTTGTTACCGAACTCAGGGTTATTCAGCAACTCGAAAAACGCATCGTCACCAAATTTGCTCGCAATACCCTTAACCAACTCCATCTGAGTGTCGTAGTTGTCGCCCCACTCGGCTTTCAGCGCGGCGGTCGCCTCTTCGGCAAATTGCGCCTTGCTGCTCTGCGTGGCTTGATCCTGCTCAATTTGACGGGTGATGTAATCCTTCAGAAGCTGCTTGCCAGCCTTGTCGGAGATGCCCAGCTTGTGGAACTGGTCAGTCGCCCACTTGACTTGATCCTGGTCAAGCTCCACGCCTTCGGGCAGTTCCAGCCCTTCGGCGTAGGCTTCAGCCTTCTCGGGCCTGCCCAGTTTAGAGTAGAACTTATCGTAGTCCTCGTCCTTCCAGTCGTCTTGAGGCAGATCCACTCGGGGCTTACCGAGCATTTTGTTCAGTTCAACGTGGCTTTTGAGAAGCCCACCCATGTCCTTGTAGGACGAGAACACCGCATTGTCGCGGTATTCCTCGGGCAGTGTCTCAACAAATGGTGTGTCGTTGTCGTCGCTCATTGGGTTTCTTCCTGTTGGTGGGTTTTCAGCATTTCAAGTATGGCCGCTTCGTCCTTGTTGCAGAGCGCGAGGATGTCCAGCGCAAGACTGCGCCGACCCTCGTTGAACTCTGTCAAGCCCCTGGTATCCATCGAAGGTTGGAACACAAAGCCCATCTTAGCGATGTGTTGCAGCACTTCTTGCCCCTCCGGGGTTTTGAATACAGCCTGGAACGAGCGGTTTTTGCCGAGGGTCTTATTGACCAACTGCTGCCAGTTCATCAGTCGCCTTTGGCTTTACGGCTCCTTCGGGGTAAGGAATCAGCACCTGATAAGGGCCTTCGACTTTGTTAACGGGATACTCCGAGCGCAGAATAGCGCGGTCCATCTCCTTTGCGTTGGCAAATGGCCCGATAACGACAGTATTCCCCGAGGGGTTGGCTACAGCGGCAATCAGCACCGAATGGCAATTCCGCTCCGTATGGGTTTTTAGTTGCTTTAGGGTTTTCATTGGGAAATCGCCTGCGCCTGTGCAATGTCTTTGATTGCACTAGCCGCTGGCTGCGCCGCCTGGGCCATCTCTTGCATCTGCTGGCTCTGCTGTTTTTGGGCGCGAATTTCTTCAACCTCTTCGCTGGGGCGCAGAATCGCGGTCGGAACCTGCCTCGCCCTAGCAAGTTCAGCCGACAGCGCGTCAGGGTCGATCTTGTCCAAAATGTCAGGATATGCCTGCGCAAGCGCGACTAGATCCTCTGTGTATCCACGCATTGAATCAGCCCTGACGCTGAATTGTGCGGCTGCGGCGGGAGATTGGTAGCGCACGCGCAAGCGTGTGCCCTGAAGCGCAGACGGGGCATCTGGGATGCGATCATGCGCGTTCAAAAGCTCGTAGGTGCGGGAGACAATCGGGTCAAGCTTCTCCTTGGTCTGCCGCCCGATCATGGGAGCCAATTGGCGCAGCTTCTCATTCCTGCGCTCAATCACCTCGGTTGCTTTCATCTCAATGTTGTTCTTGCCAAGCTCAAACAAGTCAACATGAAAGCACTTGCGAATGGAGTTGCGGACATCGGTCAGCATCTCAAGGGAAATGCCAAGGTCTTGGCGCACGTTCTGGTAAAGCTCGCGCACCTCGTTCTGACCACTGAAGGCGTCATGGAAGGTGACGCCGTCGGGCGAGGTATTGATCGGCAGGACATAGCCCGAGTTGGGAACCAACAGGGGAGGGGATGTCACCTTCATGGCCCGCTTCAGAATCTGCTGCTGAAAGCGATTGACCATGAGGATGTCGGGAAGACAAATGCGGGCGGGGCTAAACCCATAAACTTGCCCCGCCCGCTTTGCCCAACGCGAAACCGCGTATGGAAAGCTGTCGTAGCCAGATTCATGGAGCACAGACTTGGTATCTGCGCAAACCCAGCAGGAGGCATAGCGTTTATTGATAGCCCGACTGCCCGCTGCATCGGATCGGGGATAGACTGCATGGACAACCACGAAGCGTCTCGTGGAGTCCTTCTCTCGCATGATCGAGTCGGGAACCATCCCGTAGCGGCCAAATCGTTGCTCGATTTGCCGCTTGGTCATCTCGATCTCGCGGAAATTGGTGTCCACCAACTGGTCTGCGCCCTCGTCGAGCCAGCAGTTGCCCAGTGGGTAGGAGCGA